GAGACGCCCGGATATTTTGGCGTGGTTCGATCCGATCTACCGGGTGATGGGTGAGCAGGTCAACAAAAACGACATCTGCCACATCCGGCGTTTCACGATGCCCGGTGAGCCGTGGGGGCTGTCCCCGATTCGGCAGGCCGCGGTGGCGATCGGATTGTCGCTGTCGGCTGAAGAGTATGGCTACCGCTGGTTTAAGGAATCGGCTTCGCCGTCGGGGTTGTTGATGACGGATCAGAATTTGGATCCCGAGAGTGTGGAGCGGCAGCAGCAGAATTGGATCGCGTCTCATGGTGGCCGGCGACTCCCCGCCGTCTTGACTGGTGGGTTTAAGTGGCAGAACCTGTCCATCAGCCCGGATGAGTCCCAGTTTTTGGAAACGAGGGAATTTCAAAGGGAAGACATTTGCATCATGTTCGGCGTCCCGCCAGTGCTGCTGGGTCATACGAAGGCCGCGACCGCATGGGGAACTGGAATTGAACAGATTACTCAGGGTGCGGTGACTTATTCGTTCCGGTCGTGGACTTCGTGTATTGAGAGTGCGTTGTCTGATTTGTTGCCCCGCGGCCAGTACATCTCCACCGACTTCGATGCCCTCTACCGGGGTGATATCGACACCCGGTATAAGGCGTATCAGACGGCGATTCAGGCTGGGTGGGCTAACCGCAACGAGGTTCGGGCGAAAGAGGAGATGGAGCCGGCTGACGGTTTGGACACTTTCTTGCAGCCGGTGAATATGGCGCCGTCTGGGTTCGACCCCGCGAAGACCGCCGCACTGTCCGCGGCCGGGGCGCCGGGCGAGAAGCCCCCCACCAGTGAGCCGGGGTTCGGCGGCCGACCCCAAACCCCACCAAGCCGCAACGGGCAATCCGTAGGAGTCACGAAATGAGCATCGCTGTCCATCCGAACCGCGCGAAAATCCTCGACGTCCGCGAAACCCGCGCTTGCCCCACCCCGTTCGAGTACCGCGAAAACCGCAGCGGCAAGATCGTCATTGAGGGCTACGCCGCCACCTGGGAGCCTTACGACATCCTGGGTGGTCCTGACCGCGGAGGATGGACAGAGCGGATCGACCAGCGCGCCTTCGATGTCACGCTGGCCACCAAACCGGACCTGATGCTGTTGGTCAATCATGAAGGCTGGCCGTTGGCGCGGACGACGACTGAGAATCTACAGGTCACCCGCGACATGAAAGGGCTGAAGATCCGCGCCCAGCTCGATCCCGATGACTGGGACGTGCAGCGGCTGATCCCGAAGCTGCGGCCGCAGGCCAATGGGCGGGCCATCATGGACCAGATGTCGTTCGGGTTTAGAGTCAAAGATCAAGTCTGGGATGCCTCCTACACGCAGCGGATGATCACCGAAATCACGCTGCAGCATGGCGACGTTTCGATCGTGAACTATGGCGCCAACCCGACGACCCAGGTCGCGATCGCCGACGCGTTGGAGGCCGCCTCCCACCTGTCCGACGGCCAGCTCGTTGAGCTGCGGCACCTCGACGCTTCCCTGGCCGATGCGCTGGAGGCGTGCCGCGCCGACAAAGACCCCAAGAAGCCGTACGGCGACGTCGCTTACGCGGACCCGCGCAACGGGAAGTATCCGATCGACACCGAAGCCCACGCCCGCGCGGACCCGATCCCGTTCAGCGCCCCGGCGCCCGGCGTCGTCCGCGGCGAACCCCCCAACGAAGACGACGAGGAGATCGAACCAGCGGGGACCGAAGCGTGGCCGGGCGAAGACCCGATCACTGTGGGGGTGATTGAGGCTGCCCTGCAGAAGGTTCGGGACGCCGCCGATCCGTCAGGTTTGCGTTCCATCACCGCCCGGTTGGCTGAGTTGGCGGCCGCCCGCGTGTCCTACCCCCCCACACTCGCCCCCTAGACGTATCCTCAACGGTTGAACCCGCGAACCTGGCACAGGCGGCGGCGCCCGGCACGGGCACGACCGGCACGGTCACCAACCCATCCCGTCACGCCCGAAAGAAGACCCCTATGAATAGCGACGCTCCCGGCGCCATCGACCTGCAAGCCTATCTCAACCGGCTCATCGACCAACGCGCCGAACTCGCCGAAAAACGCGACAACCTCGAATCCAAAGCCACCGCGATCCTGATGGTCGCCCAAGACACCCACGGCGACACCCTCTCCGCCGAAGAGGACGCCGAAGTACGCAAACACGTCGAATCCATGCGGACCCTGGGGACCGACATCGAAACCCTCGACGCCCGGATCAAAGACACCGGCGAAGAAGTCAGGCGCACCGGGCAGATCCAGGCGAACCTCGCCCAGGTCCGCAACACCCAGAAAGCGATCGTGTCGGTCCGCGAATCCAACGTGTACACCGCGGAGAACAAGCATCAGCGGTCGTATGTGCGGGATTTGATCCGGTATACGACGAATCAGGATCACGACGGGGAGTCGCGGCGCCGGTTGTTTGATCACGCGCAGGATGTGGCCACCGCCCCGGAATATCAGGAATGGCGCGACATCAGCCGGGTTGACGGTTCCGGTGGGTATGCGGTGCCCCCGGCATGGCTCATGGATCAGTATGTGACGTATGCCCGCCCGGGCCGGGCGTTCGCGAATGTGTGCCAACGGCAACAGTTGCCGGGGGGTACTGATAGCATAAACGTGCCGAAGATGCTTACCGGTACCAGCGTCGCCATCCAGGCCACCGACAACAGCACCGTCTCGGAAACCAACCTGACCGACACGTTCATCAACGCCCCCGTGCGGACGATCTCCGGTCAGCAAGGGCTCGCGATCCAGCTGATTGACCAGTCCCCGATCGCGTTCGATGATGTCGTGTTCCGGGACCTGGTGGCCGCGCACGCCGCGGTACTGGATGGGCAGGTGATCGGCGGATCCGGGTCATCCGGTCAGGTGCTGGGTGTGAATAACACCCCGGGTATTACGTCGATCGCGGCCGCCGGGGTCACGCTGACTCAGGTGTATTCTGCGATCGCCAACGCGATCCAGACGGTACACACCACCAGGTTTTTGCCGCCCGAAGTGGTGGTCATGCACCCGCGGCGGTGGGGTTGGCTGCTCGCCCAGGTCGACACCCAGAACCGTCCGGTGGTGCTGCCCGAAGCCAACAACCCCATGAACGCCGTAGGGATTTTGGAGGCCGTCGACTCCCAGCAGATCGTCGGCCGCCTACAGGGTTTGCCGATAGTTACAGACCCTAACATAGCTACCAACTCCGGCGCGGGAACTGAGGACATCGTCTACGTCATGCGGGCCTCTGACCTCATACTGTGGGAGTCTGGGATAAGGGCCAGGGTCTTACCAGAGACCCGAGCAGCAAATCTCACGGTCCTGCTCCAAGTCTATTCGTACTTAGCGTTCACCGCGGCCCGCTATCCGGCGTCCGTGGTGGAGATCACCGGGCTGACCGCACCCACCTTCTAGGACAGCAAGCGACACGCTCAACCGGTTGGGCATTGCTCACCGGTTGGGCGTTACGCTTCCCACTATGGTTGCTAAAGATTCCCCCGAATCCCCCGAAACCCGTTCCGGTGTGACGAAGCCGCCCGGCGCATTGACTACGCCCTGCACCCTGCTCGCCCTGCATAACTGGCTGCAGTCCGCCCACGCCACCGCCCCGGGTTGGGGTGGCACCGCGCAGGTCACCACGACCGCCACCAGCATCGCGGTCGCCTGATGTCGGCGCCGGCGCCGGGCCGGTTCGGGCGGATGCCGCCGCCGCCGCCCGGCAAGATCTGGGTGCGTAACCCCGATACCGGGTGGGCGTTGTCGATCGTGGCTGGGGTGGAGCGGTTTAAAGCCGTCGGTGAACAGGTGCCCGACCATTTGGTGGAGTTGGCGCGGTCGGTGCCCGGTGAGCTCCCCGATACCGCGACCGTGGCGGTGGATTCTGACTTCGGTGTCCCACTTCCCGCGTTTGCCTCCGCGGAACCGATGGGTGCAGCCGGTTCGTCCGAAGCCGAACCCGATGAGCAGCCGTCGTTGTGGGACACCGAAGCTTCGGAGGGCGTCGACCTCGAGGGGTGGACGGTGACCGAACTCAAGAACGCCCTGGATGACCTCGAGGTCGACTACCCCGCTAATGCCCGCAAAAGTGAGTTGATCGCCCTGCTCGAGGAGGCGGAACAGTGACTGCGCCCAGTCCGGTGTCGTCACCAGCGGCACGGCGTGACCCGTACCCGCCGCTGTGTGACCCCAACGACCCGGACTGGGCGTCATTCCAGGCGCAGGACCCCAACTATTTCCTGTCGGTGGCCGGGGCCCGCATCCGGACGTATTGCGGGTGGCGGATCTATCCGAACGACACCGACACCGTTGATCGGCTGCGGATCGGCACCAACGGCCGCATCATGCTCCCGTCGCTGTATGTCACCGATGTCGCCCAGCTGACCGTGCAGACCGGGGTAAACACCAGCATCACCATCGACCCCGACATGTACGAGTGGTTCGCCAACGGCTGGATCATGCCGCTGGGTTTGACGGGGTGGGGTTGGGGCGGCTATTCCGGCTTCTACTACGGGCCGGACACGCCGGCGTATTTGCCGTGGATGAACTTCGGCTACGCCACCGTCACTTTTACTCACGGCTATCCGGCGGTCCCGGCGGATGTTAAATCGGTGGCCTACGAGTTGGCGGAAGTGGCGGCGGAAATGACCGCCGGTAATGTGTCCGGGATCACCACCCCCGGCTACCAGTTGACCTTGACCCGCAACGCCGGCCTGAACCTGAACTGTGAGCAGATGGACCGGCTGGCCCCCTACCGGCTGCCGGTGGTCGCCTGATGAAGATCCCGGCGCCGTGGCCGGTGCTGCACACCCCCCGCACCGTGGACACCACCACCACCGACGCCCACGGCAACAACCCGATCAAAGACGGCGCCCCCGTCATCCGCTACGTGTATTCGTACCACCAGGCCGGGCGGCTGGGCAGCAGCTCGGAAGTGATTTCGCCGGAGTTCCTTGACCGCATCGAAACCACCCTGGATATGGCGGTCCCCGACCCGCAACACTATTCCGCGTCCGATGGGGTGATCCTGGGCGGCACCGTCGACGAGTCCGGGAACTATGACGGTGGGGTGCAGTATTGGGTGAACGGCGACCCCACCAGCGACTTTCAGGGCCCGTTCAAAAAGCTGTACGCGTGGGCGGGTGGGGTTGTGAAGCTGCGGCGGATCACATGACCGAACCGTTGGCCGGCGGCGGCGCCGATGATCCCGGCACCGATACCGACGCGCCGGCCGGGGCGCACACCTTCCGGGACGGCTCCGAGATGGTCATCGACAAAGCCGCCTTCTCGGCGTTCGCGATCCAAGCCCTGCACGCCCCCGCCGTCATCGCCGCCCTGGCTGACGAGGTGGCGCAGATCGCCGACTACGCCAACAGCATCGCCGTGCAGAAAGGCGCCATCTACGCGGTGACCGAAGTGCAGTCGTGGCCGGACTCCAAACGTGCCCGCGCTAACGTGTGGTCCAGCAATTTCGCGGCCATGATCGACGACGCCCACAATTCGACACTGTTCAAGGCGTTGGCGCATTTCGGTGGGACGGCCACCCAATGACCGCGCCAACCCCGTACGGCATCGTCGGCCCCGACCCCGAATCGTTGGCGCTGGCGTATTTCACCCCGCTGATGTCCCCGGTCCCGGTCACCACCCGGCTGCCGAAACCGGCGGCCCGCGCGGACACCGTCACCCCCTGGCTTCGTTTGGAGGCTGGTGGCGGCTTCATGCGGGACGACGAAATCATGTTCGACCTGTCCCTGATCCTGCACTCCTACGCCCCGCAGAACGAGGAACCGGCTGCCGCGAAAAACCTTCGCACCGCCCTGGGCTACGGGGCCCGCGGCATCTACACGTTCACCGTCACCGACCCCGACGGCGTCGACTGGTGGGTGGCGCATTCCAAAGTGCAGGGCAACCTGTTCAAACAAAACGATCCCCTGGTCAACATGCCCCGCTACAAGGCGATGCTGATGTGGCGGATCCCCGGCCAGGCCCTCGCCGTGTCCTAACCCCCGAAACCCCTTTTGGCGTGCAATGCTAAGCCGTGCAGCATTGCTACATGCTTGAGCAGGAGGAAACCGAATGAGTGCCCCCGTTGTGATCGCCGAAGTCCAGGAAATCGCCGCCCCCTCCCCTAAGGTCACCGGCGGCGTGCGGTTCGCCCCGTTCGGCACCACGATGCCCACCGACTCCACCAGCGCGTTGGATCCCGCGTTCGTCACCCTGGGCCGCGTTGAACAGAACGGTTTGGACCGGGTCGAAGACCGGCCGGAAGGCAAACAGTACGACTGGGGCGGAAACCTGATCGCCATCCTGCAGGATCACTACGGGCTGCAATTGAAATTCAAGCTCCTTCAAATGGTGAACAAAGACGTCCAGAACGCTGTCCACGGATCCTCGAATGTGACCGTAACGCCGCCGACGGCGACCACCGGCACCCTGTATACCAGCCACATCAACGGGAAGTTGCTGGATTCCGGGATTTGGGTCTTCGATGCGTACTACCAGAAGATGTCGGCGCGCCTGGTTGTCGGCTACGGTCGCCCCACCTCGATCGCCGGCCCGAAATGGTCGCACAAAGAATTGGCGACCT